CCCTTGACGTAGGTATATACCTATGGTATAATAAAGCCACGATAAAGCAAGGGGCCAAAGCCCCGAAGGGAGTTAAAAATTATGAAGTACGATGTAACATTTTCTTGCGGACATACTACAACTGTGGAGCTGTTTGGGCCCGGTAAAGACCGCGAGCGCAAAATCAGCTGGTATGAGACGCACGGCGAATGCCCCGAATGCTACAAGGCCCGCAAGCAGGCAGAGCGCGAGGCAATCGATGCACAGGCGGCGCAGGAAAGCAAGGAAAAGCAGTGGCCCGAGCTGAGCGGAACCCCGAAGCAGGTCGCATGGGCAAACGCAATCCGCAAGGAAAAGATAGATGAAATAATGGCCGTTGGCGCCAACGAAAACGGAATGCGCTGCATAGCATGGATTATACAGACCTATACCACGGCAAAATTTTGGATAGATAATCGTGACAGGTCATTGCGCGGCGAGTGGGGCCGCGAGGTAATCAACACTTATAATGCAACAAAATAAAAAAGAAAAGGAGAACGCCATGAAATACGAAATGGAATATGCCTGTGGGCATACCACTACGGTGGATTGCACGATGGACGACCGCGACCACATGCGCGACTTGATAGGCCGCACATTCTGCCCCGATTGCTGGGGTAGGATGTGCGCAAGCGGAGATTTCGTGCCGATGCGCATGAGCTGCGCAGAGCGCGACGCTGATTACTGGTCATGCAGAGCCAAGCCCGATAGCTATGACAGCAAGACCGATACCATAGTAATCAATGTGCATAAGGACTTGCTGCGAGAAAAGGCCGAGATCGCCGCGTTAAAGGTATCAAGCGCGGCCATAGAGGGCATGAGCGAGGTGCGTGCGGCAAAAAAAGCATGGGACGACTATAAGGCCGCAATCAGGCATTGGAAACTTGTAGACCATTGCGGGTGTGAAAAGCCGAAAGAGCCTACCGTGAAAATGGCAGAGATAGAATCTAAATATCCCCGAGCAGCTGCATTTTTTACTGCAGAAGAATTTACGCAGGGTGTCGATATAGATAAATGCGCCGCAGGACGCAGGGCGATGGAAAAGATTTTGCGCAGCGAGGACTATGCCGAGGCTATCAGGGACATGGAAGCAGAGTGGGAGCCCTGGCCATCGTACAGCAAGCTTGTGGAGTGGATGAAAAAATGAAAAAAGAATTTGAGCGGCAAGCCCGCTACGACAAAAAAAGCACCAAGGGCATATACCTTAAGCTTAACATCGGCACAGATGGCGACATCCTCGCCCGTCTTGCCGATGTGCCCAGCACGCAAGGATATATCAAGGGCCTGATACGCGCCGACATAAAAAATCAAAAAATCTGCAAAAACCCCTTGACGTAGGTATATACCTATGGTATAATAAGTCATACGATAAAGCAAGGGCAACAAGCCCGAAGGGAGTTAAAAATTATGAAGTACATGAACGCTAACGAAATCGCCGAGAACCTCCGCAGCGCCGACAGCTGGGACGCAGAACTTTGTGCCGCCCTGTGCGAAGAAGCTGGCATGACCGCCGAATGGGAAGCCGCAGACGGTGACACCTTTGAGAGTGTAGTAGAGGCCGCAGCCGCCAAGCTGGGAGTGGAAATCTACTAAGATTTAGAGGACAAGGGGCGGCAATGCCGCCCCAAAGGAGAGAAAAAATGGAAGCGAGAATGCCGAGAACCAAGGCCACGCTGATGGCCTTAGCCGAAAAGTACCACATGGAGTTTTTGCGCCACTACATCACGGACGAGGGCTACGGGGTGTACTGCGTATCAGATGAGCGGATACCGGAGCTGGATGCACTGGCGGCTGATAATGAATGGGGTGATGCCTGGATATTCGACTGGCTAAACTGGAGGAATCCGCCCTATATGTACCGGATAATCTGTCCCAAAAACTGGATAAATCTTTGGGGTTGGGTGAAATAACCGGGGAAAGAAAAAAGATGCACGGCGGTGCATCTTTTCCTTCGGCTTGAAAACCTAATAGTAGATGTTTCAATCCACACCCGCAAGCGGGTGACATGCGTCCCAGACGCAAAAACGAAAAAACAAATATTTCAATCCTCATCCGTTGCCGGATGGCACTATTAAAATACCACAGCATCAGGCATATGTCAAGCCCCCAAAAAATAAAAAAGCCCCCATCAGGGGGCATATTTTATAAGGGTTCTCTCCGCCGCCTTGTATCGGCGGCGGATTTGGTCATACTCTAACGGCGCATCGGTGTACCGCGCCTGATACTCCGCTGTAAGCCTGTCATACGGCACGCCATCCAGCAGGTGCCGCGCCACAAGCCAGCGGTCACGCTCACAGAAAATCCGCTGATAGATTATCCCTTCCCACTCCGCGCGGGATAGGGTCTGTAAAATATTTTTGTCCACCATACAGGCCAGCTTCTCATTGGCCTTTCACCTCCGGCAATTTTTGTCGCAGAGGGGCGGCGGCAATTTTATTTCCTGTCGCGGGCTATCGCGTCATATGCGCCATTGGCGGCAAGGGACACAACCACGGCATTTATCACGCACAGCGCGCCTGCTTCAAGGGTCAGGCCGCCCGTGAAAAATGTGGCCGCTATAAGCACCACAAGCGCGATTACATAGCTGGTCAGGCGCGTGGGAATTTTGTCGATAAAGCCCACGCCCTTTATGAGCTGGGTTACAAGGCTGGTTGCAAGGGTCGCCCCCGCGTAAGTCAAAAGCACCGCCCAAGTAAAAAATTCGTTCGTCATTTTTATCTCCTTTCAATTATGTGCTGTAAAAGTTCTGCGCGAGCGTTTTTCAGCCCGTCAATCCCGTTTCCGTCAATCTTGTGATTTATCAGTGCCACAAGGCCGGTTATAATGGCCTGATTTGTGACTTCCTGCTGCTCAAATTTTACGTTGATTTCTTCGAATCTTTTCAAATCGTTTGAATCATGCTCAAGCACCTTATCAAGCTTCTCCCGCATAGATAATGCGGGGGCTATGATTTCTCTTATCGCCTTGATTCCCTGCGCGATAAGGACAATTGCCCCCAGTATTGATGCACACCATCCCCACCATTCCACGGGCTACACCTCCGCGTGGGCCTTGGCAAAAGCCTGTACAGCCGCCATTGTGGCTTTGCCGCATATTCCATCGGCCTTGCCGCAATCGTAGCCACAGGCGTTCAATGCGGCCTGCATAAGCTTCACGTTTTCGCCGCGCATCATGGGCGATGTCAGCCTAAAGACGGTCGGGGCGGTATCCTCGGCCAGCGCGGGGTGTCTGCCCTGATGTGTCCAGCCGCCGCAAGACAGATGGCGCATCACTACGCCAGCGTCACGGCCTTGTGCCTCTATCACCATGCCGTTGCCGACGTATACTCCCACGTGCCCAATTTTGCCCTTTGCGAAGCTGTACCTAAATACAAGGTCGCCAGGCTGCATCTGCCACGCGGCAAGCTTGCCCTTTTGGGTACATTGTCTGTACAGTCCTGCGGCACTTGTGTCGCCGTCAATCAGCCCCTTGATGTCGCGGAGCCAATGTATGATAAGGCCGCTGCAATCAAAGGCGTACAGCGGCGTTTTGGCAGCTTTTTTGATGTATGCAAGGGCGCGGTCGGCATTTGCTCGGGAGGTTTCCTTGCGCCGTACCCATTTTTCAAGGTCGACGCGGTTGTCTACCCTTTCGCCCTGTGCGCCCCAGACGTAAGCGTCCCCGATGTGGCTTTCGAGGTAAGCGACAAAATCATCTATCTTTTTGCCCATACTCTTACTCCCGCCATGCCCAGCGCGGCCAGTATCATCACAAATCCCACATACACGGGGGCGGAGCCGGTCTGCGGCAAGTCGGGTGTGCGCACTATCACGCTATCAGCACCCCATACCGCCGTGGCCTCGGCTTTGATGTGCTGCCCGAGATTTGCCACAAGCGCAGCATCGTCCATGTATATTTTGCCCGCGTAGATGTCGTCAAGCGTCATATTCAGCGCGTTCAGCTCGCGGGTCAGGTCGGCAAGGCCGCCCGCTATGGACACATCTACCGCCACGCCATTGCGGCGCGTGAAGGTCAGGGCGCCTATGGTCACGGTATCCCCGCTTATGGTCACGGGCTTGCCGTCATAGGTCAGCTCCGCCAATGGGGTGGTATACTTGTATACCGCCCGCACGGCGGGGTATGCGCCTGTGACTATCGCGGCGACTACATCGCCATCAAGATACAGCACGTCCATATCGGTAAGATTGATGGTGCCCTGCACGGGATTGCCTTCGGCATCTGCAAATTTTGCTGTAAAGTACACCACCGTGCCCACCGTTGCGGCCTTGCCCGGTGCAGGGGTATAGGCCGCGCCGCTGGTGGTCGCCACCTTGTCCAGCTTGGTGACGGTCACGGTGTAAGTCGGGGGCGGATTGTCGGCGCGTCCCCAGCCCATAGCTACTGCGCCCGTGCATATGCACAGCAGCACAACGGCAAGCAGCATTGCAAAGTATCTTTTCATTATTTTTTAGCCCTCCTTCGGCTTTATAATCTCTTTGATGGTCTCTAAAAAGGCCGCCAGCTTTGATACGCTCGGCAGCCCCGTCATGCCATCTACCGCCTCGCGGATGCGGTCAAGCTTGGCTTGCAGCTCGTCCCGCTCCGCGCGGTCGGCCTTTATCCTGCGGTTATAAGCAAGGATTTTTTCACGAAGTTCGTCCGTCATTCCGTCGCCCCCGATAAAAGCATATTTAACGCTTCTTCAAGCGTTGCAATTCTTTCTTCTGGTGTGGGCTCGGGCGCGGGCTGTTCTGCCGCAAGCCGCTCAAGCTGGGCTATTTCTTCCGCAGTCATATCTATATATGAGCCATTTATATATTTTTTCATCGTCTCACTCCTATTACCGTCACCTTGTCACCATCCTGAATCACAGACGTATCAACGAATGTCAGCGTTAGCTCATAAGCCGTTGGCGGTAAATTGATCGGCGTTAGCGTTTGCGTTGACCTAACGTTATCGGCAGCGTTAGTGTTGTTGTTTCGCAGCGTGGCCGATGAAATAACATTGCTACTAACTTCTGCTGAAAAATCCCAGTAAGAATATCCGTACTCCGCTACTAAATATCCGCAAGAATAAGATGCGGCGGCTACATTGTTTTTCTCCACAACGCGGCACCACACGTTCTTGGCTAGCCCACTGACATATGTCGGACGCCTCATGATTACTTTTGCTTTACGCCACACCGCGAAGTCAGCAAGCACATACAATGCCGTATCTGCACGCAGTTCAATATCTGCAACCTTTTCCCATGTCTCGCCACCGCCCGGCATATCCACTGCCTCCCACTCGGTCGGCTTGCCGTCCTGCACGGCCTTAACTTTGATTATTTGGCCGGGGGTGGCGGCGGTCAGGCCGAGGGATATAGCCGTATCAGCCTTGGCAAGGCTTGTCTGCACATCTTCCGCAAGGTCGGATTTGGGTATGCCGGATGCGGGTTTGGAGTACCCCGTTCCCGCTTTTTCAGCCCCGATATTCGTTCTGGCTTGCTTCTGCTGTTCGGTCGTCAGAGTTTGCGGGGTGTAGGTCACAGCATCCTTGCTGCCCCCGCTCGCTGCCGCCTCGTTTATCGCCGCCACAAGGCTGCTTTTGTCCTCCGTGGTTAGGTCGTCGAGATTGCCCATGTCTGCCCGCAGTTGCTCCTCGGCCGTGGGCGGGATTGCGGGGAAGGGACTACCCTCCGTGCCGCCTGTCGGGGCTACGCTGATATGCGCCACGTTTGTGGTAATGCGTGGGATTACTTCCCCGTCCCGCGCGGAGTTGCCCACAAGCCATACGCACCAGTCACCAGCCGTAAGGTTAAGCTGCTGCTTTGCAGTTATCTCGCCGTCTGTCACGGGCACTTCATGCACCGTGTAGCCCTGCCCGAACATGGCCTTAATCTCGCGCCCCGTCCAGTCCTCGGTTTCGCATATCACCTTCGCGGTAAGGTACTGCACGGATTCAGCCGCAAGGGGAAGATATTCGGCGGCCAGAGATTGGTGGTTGGCGGTTAGGGTGATGTTGTAATCCATATATCCTCCTTATCCATTAGTCAGCTTGGTGCGCGTGCCCGTGCCGACCTGATACCACAGGGCATTGCTATATTGTGCCCATAGCTGTATATCCTTCGCTTTGTCATTGGGGGCAAAGGCGTTTTTCAGCTTGGCTGTACGCAGCGACGTTATACTTATGCTGATATTCGCGCTTCCGTCAAAGTTCGCCGTTCCCTCCACATCGCCCGTCAGCTTGATTTGTCGGGCAGTACTAAGCTTATTCGCGCTGCCTGCGGTGTTTGCCGTCCCTGCGTTGATTGCCTTTATTGGTCGGCCTACCACATATTCAACGACATACGTTCCGTTGTCCTCTAAAATTCTTACGCGGTCGCCCGCATTAAAGACAACGCCGCTGTTAACTTTATAATGCTTTTGTGATTCGCTGCCATCGTCAAATGACAGCGTTACGCCATCATCATGCACGGCTTTTATGGTTGCAAAATTCATTCCGTTATTCTCCTTGCTTTGTGCCGCATCTTCCCGCCTGCACGCAGTTCCATGCTCCATGCAGTTTCTTGGTAGATCTCATTTATTCCCAGCACATCATGCTCCACCTGATACACGTCCTTATACCCGTGCATTGGCATAAGCCCCGTCGCAAAGTCTATGCCGTGCAAATCCGCCTCGGCTTCGATTGCTCGGCGGCGCACATACGCATCAAGCTCTGCCTGTGTGCTTATGTCGCGCAGTTCGATTACTTCCGTCACTACTTGCCTGTTTTTGGTGCTTAGTGGTGATTGCGGGTCGGCGTTTTCATACACCGCCCGCATGGGCGCGACTTCCGGAGATGATACATAAGCGATAAATCTATTTGGCGTGTCGAAGTAGTCTACAGCCTCCTTAGCCTCGCCCATTATCACGCTGTCTTGCCTGGTGCTGTACTTGTACGCAATGTCGCTAAGCTCGATATCTCGCTGCTTGCGCGCGATAAAAATTCCGTTTGCGTCGGGGTGTATGGGCGTATAATTTATTGCCGCTAAAAGCTCGTTGATTATGTCCAGCCTATATGCTCCCGGGGCATACTCAACCGCCTCGGCAATAGTGTCCTCTGCGCCTTCGATGTTCGCGCGGGTTATGCCCGCGCCGTACAACACATTAAGTACTATGTCTGTATAGCGCGTCCCTGCCGGATAGTATAGCCGCGTGGATATGCCATCCGTCTTTAGCAGCTGGGTAAGGTCGTATGCCTCTACCGTGCGCGATACCGTCTTAGCTTTCGCCACGCGCTCCGGCGACGACAGCACAAATACCCCCAGCGGCCACTCCGCCCACGTGTCGCCCATGCGCAGCCCGAAAACCGGGCGAATGCGCGCGCTGAGATAGTCTATCTCTTCGTCGCGCATTTCGAAAGCGGCAGTACGCATTATCGCACTGCCGCTGTCAAAGGTTATAGTGCCGCTGGATACAGTCGTTATGTCGCGCTTGTACTGCAAGTCGCGCCCCAGCAGTTCGTAGCGCACGCGGATTTGCCGCGTGGGTGCCACAAGCGCTGCCTGTATCTCTGCATCCGTATATCCTGCCCGTGCAAACAGCATCATACCACCTCGCTATGCTCGACTTCGTTGATGACAAACGACAGATTGTATATCATGCCGTAGTAGTCTGCGGGCTGGTCGGACGGGCTTATGCACACGCCGTACATTTTCATCCGCGCATTCCGGTACAGCACCGTTTTGCGCTGCTGTATCACCCGTTCAAGTGCCTTATATGCGTCCTTGTCATTTGTGGCAAAGGATACCGTCACAGACCTCTGGGCAAGCTGCCCAAATTCTGCCACGGGCTTTTCGCGCCCCGAATATTCCATCATGCTAACGTCATAATCGGTATAATACCTGTCCTGTACGTTGTAGCGCACTTCAAACGGATGCGTGGGGTCGTCCACGGGCGTAAGCCATCCCGTCGTCAGCTCAAACGTCGTGCGTTGCTGCGCGCCCTTGCTTTCGCCGCTCGCACTTACCGCTATCACCTTATATCGCACTTCGCCATCCATCACAGACCAGTCCTTATATTTTTTTGTCGTGGTGCTGCCGATGCGGATAAAATCCGCGTCGCCAGGGGCAAAGCGGTATATATCATATCGCAGTATTCCTGTCTGATTGTGGCTTATTATTATTTCAATGCCATCTTTTTTTTTTGAAAGAAAGAAGGACGGCGTGGTCGGAATTATGTAATTTGCCGTTATGGTATCCTCCGCCCATGCGCTGTAGTGCGCCGCTTCATCCCGCGCCGATACGCGCACGGTGTGCTGCTGACCGTTTTCAAGCGCGACGGGGATGTCATAAAATTGGTCGCTGCTCTCGGCGGTGATGTCCACTATGTAGGTCGCGCCCTTTAGGATTTGCACCTTGTATGCGCTCTGCGTAAAGGTGGTCGTCCATATCAAGCGCGGTTTTGCCGATGTGAAAACGCTTGTCACTATACTTGGCGCGGTCGGTGCCGTGCCGTAGTATGCATATGCTTGGTCGCTGTAATCGCTGGGCGCGTCGTCTGTGTCTATGGTCTGCACGCGCCAGTAAAAATTACCGCTGGGGATTTTGGCAATCGGTACATCGGCATATTGGTTGGTGCTTGTCGCGGTGATGGTCTCCCACGTCAGGCCGTCACCCGATATTTGCAGATTGTAGCCCTTTTGCGGCAGATTGCTCTGCGGGTTGGGGTTATGCGCCCAGCTGAAGCGCACCACGCCACCGCTCGGCGCGACCGCCTCGCCCAGCACAGGGCTTTTTACGGTCGGGATTTGCGGGCAGTCGGCAATTACCGTTTCTATGTAGCTGCGGTTTGATAGCTCCTGATCGGTATAATTCGTCCAAAAATGTGAATAGAAGTCATAATAATATAGGCTATCGGCTGTATACTTATATGCTATTTTTGCCGGTATCCTATTATCTGTCGGGTTAGATATCGGGGTATATGCCGACATCTGCGCAAGATATATACTGCCATCGCTCGGTATGTCATATCCTTGCGGCAGGTCGAGTGTTATCCAATCTCCACTTGCCACCGTGTCCGGTAAATCATCATAGCTTTTTACGATGTTTGCGTATCCCGCAGTATACTGCATGGCCGCAAACCCGCGTGCCGGGATTGCAGGCGTCGGGTATATATATACGTAGTCAGGGTTGCTTGTTGTGTCTTGTATTGTATAGCCGTCTGGCGGAGTCGTGCTCTTGCTGCGCTTTGTTCCGTATTGTTCGTAAGCTGCACCAACGTGCAGCTTTACGGCGTGGGATATTGCCTTCTTTCCTGCGGGAACAATCAGCCCGCTATAATCAAGCCTTGTTATCCCCCTTGCATACTTTTGGCATTGTTCGGCAGAGCCGTCTACCCGGATTATGTTGTCTAACCCTGTGCCGCCTGTAAAATATGTCTTTATGGTTGTTTTTGCCATTACTTCGCCCTTTCTGCCTGCCTCGCGCGTTTGAATGTTGCCGTCATTGCCGCCACGGTTTCCATGTCGCGCGATTGCACGGTCAAATAGTAGTTATTCGTGCCGCCCATGTTGCGGCTGTCCTCCGCGTTATATACCCTGCTCCCCCTCGGCAGGGATACCAGTTCCGGCCCGCGTTCGCCTACCCAAGTCAGCCCGCCGGGCCAGTAGTCCGTGCCGTCCGCGTTGCGGCCTATGTTTCTCCCAAAGCCGCCGCTCCACGCGCGGGCGCTCGCTCCCTCGTCGCTAAAAACCTTGGCTATGTTTTCGCCGTAGCGCGTAAGGTTGCTGTCGTCAAAGCCCTTGCCGCTGATAAGGTTAAACAACTGCTTAAAAAGCTCTATCACTATGGCAACCGTGTTGGCTACTATGGTCAGCGCGTCAGCCAGCACGCCCAGCGCAAGCGCAAGGGTTTGCAGTACAGGCACGCCATCCTCCGCCGTGCCGAGAAGGACATCAAAAAGCGGTTCAAGCGCGGATACCACGTCAAGCAGCGCGCCGAAAACCTCTAAAATGCCAGACCCCTCGGCGGCTTCTTGCAGCCGCACGAAAAGGTCAGTCCCTTTTTTCATTAGGTTTTCGACTGCCGGAGCCATGCCGACGGCAATCTGATTTTTGAGGGCTTCACTTGAGCGGTTCATGCGCTGAAGCTGGTCGTCAACCGCGCCCAAAGCATCTAATGCTTCCTCGCCCATTACATAGCCTACATCGTGCGCCTCTTGGGTAAGCTCGCGCAAGCCATCGCTACCGGCTTTTATTAATGGATTCAGATCGCGTGCGGAACGCCCGAAAATGGTCATTGCTATCGCGTCGCGTTCTGTTTCGTTGCTTATAGCGCCAAGCGCGTCTATTACATCGCCAAAGACATCTTGTGCGTCGCGCAGCGTGCCGTCCGCATTTTGCACGCCAATACCCAGCTTGTCAAAGGCTTCCGCTTGCTCTTTGCTGCCGCGCCGTGCCGCATCCATGCTCCTTATCATTTTTGATTGGCTTGAAGTGAGCGTATCCAGCGATACGTCCACAAGCTCGGCAGCATACTGATACTCTTGTAGCGCTTCGGTCGATAGCCCCGTCACCACGGATTGCGTAAGTATTTCATCCGCGTATGCCGCTGATTCTATTGTCAGGCTTATAAGCGCTTTTTCGACTTCTACCACCGCCGCGGCCACTGCGGCAAAGCTCCCCGCAAGCACAAGTGTCTGTGTATCAAGGTTAAGCATGCCGTTAAGGGTGTTGGTCATTTCCTTTGGCAGACTTATGCCAAACTTCCCGCCAATATCGTTAAGCGCGTCGCCAAGTCCCTGCGCTTTGTCTGCCGCGTCGTCCTCGCCCTCGCCAAAGTCGTCCAGCGCCTTAGTATTTTCGTCAAGAGCGTGCTGTTGCTTTAGCAATGCGGTCTCCGTTTCTACTACGGCCTTGCGCATACGCTGCGTGCGGTCGTCGCTTTCGCCGTAAGCTTGTGACAACTCTGACAGCCGCTTTTTTTGCAAGTCCAGCTTGTCGCTAAGAGATAAGACTATCTGGTCAAGGTTTTCATTGGTCGCGGTCAGGGCCTCAAGGCTGTCCTCGTTGCCCTTAAATTGTTCTTGTAGTTTTTTGCTTTCGGCATTAAGTATGCCCAAGCCGCTATTTATGTCTTTAAGCGCTTGCCTATACTCTTTTTCGCCTTCCGCGACAAAACGTGTTCTGATATTCGGCATCGCTTTATACTCCTAAGTATTCCGCAAGGCTTACGGGCTTCTCAGCCTCTTTCGCCCTGCCTATCTCTTTATACGCTGTTAATATTTTTGCTATGCGGTATGGCGTTGCAGTCGCCCAAAAATCACGTTCGGGCAGCCGTAACGCCATCACCCACACAGCAAGATACCACGCAAAATTCAGCGGTTCGCCGTTGTCTCCGTTTTTTTTTCTGTGTCCTCGCCGCCCGCGCTTTTCAACGCTTCGGTCACAAGGGGCAGTACAACGCCGCTTATATAGCCCAGTTCGCTCATGGGGATTTCGCGGCCTACCTCACGTACGGTCAGGTCGCCGTCCGTAGCGTCATTTATCATCGCCGTCAAAAATGTCAGCGTTGCCCGTATGGTGCGGCCCCTAAAAGCGCGGGATATGTCGCCGCCGTAGGCTTCTTGCACGTCTGCCAAAACGTTCATGTTGCAGCACAGTTCTATTTTTTCTCCACGCCATTCAAACGGCGCTGTTTTAAGTCTGATGTCGTCCATGCGGCCTCCTTACGCGCTCGCGCCAAAGCAAGCATTTATCCACGCTATGGCATTGGCGGCATCGTCAAGCACGGCCACCTCCATGATGTCCTGCGTTTCCGCGTCGCTCGGCAGGAACTCTCCCGTTGTCGTCGGCGTTTGAAACTGTATGTTCTCGCCTTTGGTCTGTAAATTCATTGCGGGCTGGCCGAAAAGCACCTTATGCACAAAACAAGCCGTTACCTTGTTCGAGCCGTCCCGCATATCGGGTGCGTAAAAGCCAAGGCCGACATACTTGGGCGTGTCCTTCGCCGTGGTCAAAAGGCTTTTGGTTGCCGTGGTGGATATGGTGCGGGATTTTTCGGTTACGCCGAACATCAGCTTCTGGGCATCGTCGGGTATGTACTTCACGCCCGCGGATATTGTGCCGCCCGTTACTTGTTTCATATATTCAGCGAGTTTGCCTTCTGCATATAATCTGCCCTCGGCGGACGTAAGATTAAGCTGCACAGTCATAGCGTCGCCCATGCTTGTGGGGGTGTCGTATGTCACCGTGCCGCTTGCGTTTTTGTACTCGGCCACTTTCAGGCCGCGCAAGTCAAAAGTAGGCATTTAATTTAGTCCTTTCTCCTTCAGGTATTGTTCTGTTTTCTTCTCCATCAGTTCTTCGTATTCTTTGCGGGCTTGTTCTTCTGCCTCTGTCCAAAATCGGGAGCCGCGAAAATTTGAGCGGCCATAATTAAGCACATACGCCACATAATCGTTAGCCGCGCCCGTGCTGCGCTTGCCCGCCGCCTTGACCTCGACATATTTCTGCCCGTCCTTGTCTTTGCTTTTGGTGATTTTAATAGACCTCAGTAATTCACCCGTCCTAAAATGGTGGTGCCGCGTTATGCTCTGCTCGACTTTGGCCTTTGCGATTTGCCCACCGTCCGCAAGCACCGTGTCTATAAAATCTTCAAGCCCCGCATCAGTCTCTTGCAGGGCTTTTTGCATTTCGTCAAATCCGGACAGTTCGATTTTAGGCATATATACCGCCTACATGTGTCGCCGTCATGGGGATATGATACAGCCCCGTATCCGGCTCATAGTCCTCGGCATTTACGGTACAAGTCCATCCTGCCGCCTGTAAAAGCCGTTTGATTTCAAGCATCTTTTTTTCATACGGCACATTCTTTGTGTAGTAGTCCACGGCATACAGCACGGACGTTTCAGCCTCGATTCCTTCGGCGTACAGCGTTGTCGATTGGGTTATAAGCTGATAAGTCACGTACTCGGCTGCGTCGCCCATGTAGGGCGGGTGGCATACGGTGTATTTGTCTTGCAATATTTCCGCAATCGTCATGCCGTCACCACCCTTTGTACTTTGATCTCCAAAAATTCGCAGCGGTCGTTGACGTTGTTGATGCTTATCACCTCATACGGATCTGTGTCTCTCTCCCGCCATATGCGGCTTTTGACCGTGACGCAGGGCGAATAGCGCATGGTTATCGTTGCGGGTTCGCGTAAATGCAGCTCAGCGGCCTGGTATATCTCCGCGCCGTGCGCGTTAACCCACTTGCACCACACAGGCCGCGTAAATGCGTTCACAAATTCTTCGCGGCCAAAGCCGTCCCTTATGGTATATACGGGGTTTTTTACGGTGATTTTTGTTCGCATCTCACCCGCGTTTGCGCGTGCCGCCATCAAAACCACCAGCCTTTGTACTGCCGCAGCATGGCCTGTGCCGCCATGTCAACTTCGCTTGTATTTGCGGTTGTGACGGCCTCGCGGTTGGCGTACCAATGCCCAATCAGCAGCAGCATTGCCTGCCGTACCATAAACGGCACATGCCCGCCCGCCGTGTATGTGATAGTCGCATTGGGTTCATTTACTGTCACCGTTCCGCGCCGCAAGTCCGCCGTATACTCCACGGCCTTGCCATCTGCCGTCACGCTGTCAATGCTTTTTATCGGGCAACGCGGCAGTTCAGTTATTCCTGCCGCGTCCGTCAATGCGGTTATTTTCTGCGGCGCAAACGCGCGGCCCGTATAGTTTTCGCAGTATTCCCGCGCCGCAGCGATAAGCGGCAAAATTATCAGCATATCCTCGCTGTTATCGTCGGGGTTAATGCGTAGATGCATCTTTGCCGCGTCGAGCGTTACAGCCTCGTTTATTATTGTTTGCGTCAAAATTTGTGCCGCCATATCTAACCTCCGTTCTTGCGCGGGGCAAAGCGCCCCGCGTGTTCGTCTTATGAGCCCTTGATTTTAAGGCGGGCAAACGCTTCGCCGACTACGGGCGCGCCGTCGCCAAAGTACTCGACCAGATAGCCGATTGAGTTATTCGGCGCATACAGCTCGTTGAGCACCTGTATGTACAGGCCGTCGCCGTCGCAAATCATGTAGCCCGTCCTAAAGTCGCCGTATACCGCGGCGTACTTGCCCGCCGTGTAGGTATTGGGCGCGTATTCGCTCATGTACACCGGTGCTCCGAGCAGCCTGTCGGGCTGTCCCATCTGTACGGACGGCTGCCATATATACTGGCCGTCGCTGCCCTTGAGCTTGGCCAGCGTCTTGCACAGGTCGCGGTGCATCACCCAGGACGCATTGCGCGTATACTGCCCCTTAACCGCGTACTTGGTTTCAATCATGTCGTCTGCGGTTATTGCAGTCGCGGCGCTTGTTATGTCTCGCGCTTCGGGTACTCCGTTCGCGTTTGCGACAAAAACGCCGAGCGGGCCGTTAGTGCCCGCGCCGTTCATGTAGGCATTCTCCTGCGCGGCTTCAACCTTGTAGAGTATCCTGTCAAGCACCGTCTGGTCAGGTGAGGGCGCGTGCCGCATAAGGGTTCGGGATATCTTTATCAGCTTCGCGAGGCGCTGAGGCTTGAACTCCCTGCGGCCAAAGGAAATAGTTGCCTCTTCGGGCGCTGCCGCAATTTCGGTTGTCCACTCTATGTCGGACGCATCGGCGGTAAGCGTCGGGTAACCAAGGCTCTGCGCATTGCCGATGGGGCCGACAACGTCGCAGATCTGGCGCATAAACATATCGTTTTTAAGTCCGGCTATCAGCCTGTTCACAAATTCAACGGGGGCGGTTAGATAGCCCGCGTTGGCATTCGTACCGAGGGTCTGCGTGGTGTTGCGATACGCGGCTATGTCGCCCTGGTCGCCCCGCAAGGCGCGGCCAAACATATCCACGATTTTGTTTTTGGCATTGTCCCGCTGTACATCGGCCACTTCTCCGGCGGCGCGCTCGCGTTCAAGCTGCTTCTGTTCGCGGGTTATGCTTGCGTTAAGCTTGTCAAATTCTTTTTCAAGCTTGTCATACGTTGCCTTGTCGTCCGCGTTCATTTCCTCCGCATCATTGCGGTTCATCACTTCGCGCAGCTGGGCGGTTATCTTCGCCCTTTCCTGCATCATCTCATAAATTTCTTTTGCCATTTCATACCTCCAAAATTTTTATTCTCATGGCCTTAAACCTTTCGCGCTGTTCCGCCAGCGCTGCGTTTGTTGTATCTGTTGTGGGCTGGATTTCTCCCCCATTATCAGGCTCATTTATATCGGGTGCGTGCTTATAGCGGGCAAAATACTTTCCCGCGTTTGCGCATGCCGCTATTTTTTTATTCTCTATCAGCTCATCCGCAAAGCCCGCTTCCTTCGCTTCCTTGCCGCTCATCCACGTCTCTGCACTCATCATGGCCGCTATTTTGTCCTTGTCCTTGCCCGTGCGGGCGGCGTATATGTCCGCAATCTGCCTGTTAAGGCGCTCAAGCTCGTCGGCGGTTTTCCGCAAATCCTCTGCGCCGCCGCCTGTGTATGTCCATGCGTTGTGTATCATCAGCGTGGCGTTTTCCGGCATTTTTATGACATCGCCCGCCATTGCTACAACGGATGCGGCGGAGGCTGCAAGGCCGTCTACATGGACGGTCTTTTCCGCTTTATGCCGCTGCAAAATGTTGTAAATGCTGAATCCTGCAAAAATATCGCCGCCGGGGCTGTTTATGTAGACATCAAGCACAGATACATCTCCAAGCGCCGCAAGGTCTTTCTGAAATTGTGCGGGGGTAACTTCGTCGCCCCACCATGACACATCGCTTATTTCGCCATACAAAAAAAGCTCACCGGCATTGCCGAGGGCTTTGAACTCCCAAAATTTATGCACCTTTTGTATCTCCTTTCACCTGTGCGCTCTTTGGCGCGTTTAGTTTTGCATTTTCCAGCGGCAGCATATTGCCGTTGATAAAGTATATCCGCCCCAGCCCGTCAGGCAGCGGGTTCATGTCCTCAAGCTCGCGTATATCGTCCGCGCTCATAATACCGTTCTGCCGCATCGAGTTATAATAGCTCGTCCGTGACGCGGTATCGCCGCGCAGGAGGCCGTTTGTGTTAAATTTATAGTAATATTCGCGCTGCTCTGCCGTTGTCAGCAAGTCGCGGTAAAGCGCTTGCTCTATGCGCACGGATAGCGGGTTTATGCAATCGCGCACAAATTCAGCGCTTTGCTGCTCAATGTTGCTAAATGTGGCCTTCTCCAAGTCCATGCACATATGCGGCGGCACGCCAAATATCCTGCATATTTCTGTTACCGCCCACTTGCGGCTGTCAAGCAGCTGCGTTTTCTGCATATCCCTGTCCCACGGCTGTGCCGTGGAGCCGTTCTCTAAAAACATCCATTTGCCCGCATTCTCCACGCCCGCATAATTGGTCTTAAAGTCCTCCTTGAAGCGTTCGTATGCGCTGTCGGATAATTCGCCGGGGTATGTTATATACCCGCCCGGTGACGTGCCGCTGAATCCGCGCTGTGCATACTTTGTCATGCTGTCGTTCAGGCCAAGCACCCCCGCCGCTATGTCCATCGGGTCTTCCGGCGTTCGGCTTGCAAATCTAAACCCCGGTATAAACGCAAAATCGCCATCCCGCAGCGTTTCGGTTATGCCGTCCGCCGTGGCGTATATGTACTGCTCCCCGTTGCGGCTGTTGGTATAGACTTGTGAACAATTTGCCGTGGGCAGATTTTTAAGCGCTGTTATTACTCCGCTGCGGTTGCGCACTATGCGCAGATATCCGCCGCGTGTCAGCAGTATGTTTGCCACAAGCATCTGCATCATTTCATACGCCGTCGTGGTCGGGTTTGGCAGTATATTTGTAATCTTGTATAACGGATGGTCTTTGGCCTTCTGCTTGCCGTCGTTACGGTCGCGGTACATATGTAGCGGCAGCGCCGCCATTGTCTTACTTATCAGGTCGACGCACCTGAAAACCGCCGCAACCTGTAATGCCGTATCCGCACTTATGGAGCACCCGTTGCCCATAAGGTAATCCTGCCATGCCGTATCGCTGGATACAGGCGGCAGTTTTTCTACACCTGCCGCGCGTATCTCGATTATTTTGCCGAATAGCTTGATTTTTTTCATTCCCACCTCATATTACGCGCAAGCCGCGCTGTTCGTATACGCTTCGTTTGGGTTCCAGTTTAACCGCCGCCGCCATTGCGTCTATAAGTGCGCACATGGGGTCAATTCGCTCGATGCTCTTGTTTTTCATTGGCTTTATGTTCTCATTGCCGTCCTGCGCTACCACCACGTTGCCAAATGTCCACCGCCCGCAGGGGTTATGCTCGTGCGTTATCTCGCCGTCCAGCATCAGGCGCTCCAGCTCCTTCATGGCGGGGGACATTCCCGCCATTGTCTGGGGTATGGTTATAACCTTCTGTTGTGCTATTTCCTGCTGCATCAGCGGGCGCAGGGAATCAATTCTCCATTGGTCGGCGGCGATGTATTTCACGTTATAGTCCAGCATCAATTTATCCAGATAATTGGCTATATAGGCATAATCGACGCAGTTGCCCGGCGTTGCGTGCATATGCTCCGCCTTCACCCATCTGCCAAACGGTACGTGGTCGCGCTGCTCGCGTTCGCGCATATTGTCCTCCGGAATCCACGCGTCCACAAAAAACCGCCATTCCGTCTGCTCCGGTAACGGCGGGAAAAGCACCGCCACGCCCGTAAGGTCGGTTGTGCTTGATAGGTCGATGCCTACATAGCACTCGCGCCCCAGCATATCGGATTTGTGCCAGTCGCCCTCGGTATCGTCCCACAGCGTGATTGGCATCCACCCTGTGCGTTTCAGCGATATCCATTGATTCAGCCGCAGCCAGCGGAAAAGCTTCTCCGCTGCAGGGCTGTTCCGCGCCTTTAATGCCTCGCTGCGCACATTCTCTATTTTTATTGATACGCCGAGCGACGGATTAGCCAAATACCAATTAGCTTCGTCATATATATCCGCCGTCTCCGGAACGGTATATATTTTTGCGTAAAAGGTCGGGTCTATAAGTTCGCCGCTTATAATTTTTGTGGCTATGTCATGCTGCTCCCACCCAACGCTTTTTCTGTCGGGGTCGTCGCCTGCCGTAGTGATGCACCATATAAGCTGTTCATCTCGCGCCGCACCCGTGCCAAACGTCAGCACGTCCCACAGGTCGCGCTTGGGGTGCGCGTGCAGCTCATCAATTATTACCACGGACGGATTAAGTCCGTGCTTCGTAGCCGCCTCCGCCGAGAGCACTTTGAACCGCGTGTGCGTGCGAAGGTTCAACATTTCTTTTGTACTGTCCTTGATTTTTATAATCTTGGATAGCACCTTACTCTGCTCCACCATACTTTTCGCCGCGTTAAACGCTATGGACGCTTGATTGCGGTCGGCTGCGCCGCAATATATTTCGCCTCCCGCCGCATCCATCACAAGATGGTAAAGACTGAGTGCGGCTATAAGCTCGGTTTTGCCGTTTTTCTTAGCTATTTCCAAATATCCGGTGCGATATTGGCGTTTCCCGTCCTCGTTCACCGTGCCGTAAACGGCATTTATAACGTCAATTTCCCACGGCAGCAGCACGAAAGGTTTCCCGTAAAAATCACCCGTATGCTTTAACGCCTGCACAAATTCTATAACCGCAAGCGCTTTTTTTGTGTCAACCACCGTACTTGTTCAGATAAGCCGCCATCGGGTCGCTTTCTGCTTCCTTCTTGGCGGCTGCAACTCCCATTCTTGCACGGCCTACCGGGGACAGGCACAACTGCTCCGCGTATTTCGCTATGTTCTGCCCCTCCCGCCGCATTATAGTAATATACGGGTTTTCTGCGGGTCTGCCGTCCGCATTCATATAGACCAGCGGGCGGTTCTGGTATTCCTCTTGCGCCCTGCGGTATATTGCTACGCTTTCGCAGTACGCCATAAGGGTCGATATGTCCAAGTCATTGATTATCTTCGCGTCAAGCTGGCGATACAGCTTAACTATGCGTTTCCACTCTTTTTTCGCCTCGCTTGATATGGTTTTGGGCGGCGTTAATTTATCGGTACAGCCTTCCGGTTCGCCATTCTGTCGCCCGTCAAGCGTTTCTTTTGTGTGCCTCGCCTTGGCGTTGTCCACCAGTTTCAGCGGGGTTGGTTTTCTCCCGGTCGGCATACTGTTCTCCTTTCCGCGTTATTTGTGCCTATAGTATTCCTTGCGCTCGCGCAACAGCCGTTTAAGATACTTTTGTGCGTCCCTGCGCGCATAGCCCGTGCTTTTGTCAATCCGTGCGCGGGCTTCTGCTATTTTTTCGTTGTGTTCGTTTATTGCTTTATTCATATTTGCGTGTCCATAGCCTTTCTACTTGCGCGTATGTGCGCAGATATCGGCTCGGCAAGTCCGCAGGGGTAAAGCCGCCGAAAAGCTTATCCATGTCAAACAGTTTAGTTAACACGGCCTCTTTCTCCGCGTTGCTTGCCCGCCAGAACTTCGGTGCACGGCACAGGCGTTCTATGTTTTCGCTATCGTTCTCGCTTCCCCTGTGCGCCAACGCGGATAGCATGACGGTCGGCAAGCCCTCTGTTCCGCTGCTCTCGACTGACCATAAGGATTTGCCTTGGTATATCAGATTGCCTTTTAATCCATTCCCAATCGTCCGGGATATTTCACCCCTAAAGTTACGCTTTGCCATCGGCGCACACGCCATAGGCGTGGCGGGCATTGCCCTGAACGGCGTGTTATGCAGGACAATAGACCATTGTTTTTCGCGTTTCTCCGCTATATCATCCGCAAGTCTTATATCCTCGGCAAACTCGCGCCAATCATCCTCCGTTTCAGACGGATAGCCGCAAATGTTGAAAAACTTGATTTGATGTGGTTTGCCGCTGTAATTAAGCATGGCGTTCAAAAATTGCCGCAGGTTCTCTCGCGTTATGGGTTTGTTCACCATTTTGCGCAACCGCTCGCTGAATCCGTCTATGGCCGTTGTACGCAAATGTGCCCAGTCTATTTCCTCTTTCCCGTTTATCATATCAAGCATGGCGCGTTCCTTATCTTCCATGCCGTCAAACAAGCCGCCGGGCATTTTGTATACGTCGCCCAGGGACGATATGAATTTTCGCTGCCACGTATAGCCGCAAAAAAAGCATTTGTGGTTGCACCCTATTGCCCGTTCTATGTATTCCTTCTTGTCGGTCAACCGTATCCGGTGTGGGTACATACAATCCGTTTGCGCCACTCTATATATTTTGTCGGGCGAAAAGGTTCTAACATCTATTACGCTTTCGTGGTCGTATCCGCCGTCGCGTTCTATGCCATCGATAAGCGGGGCCATAATGTGTTCGCCGCGTCCAATTACTGCAAAGTCGAACCAGCGTAGGAACGGCGTAACGTGCAATACGCCCGCCCCGCCGACAATAACCTTGTAATTGCCTTTGCGCCATCTTACACGCTCTTTGACAAATGTCCACCAGTCGCAATCGCTTGTAAGGCTAACCAGCACTATATCATATTCATGCACCGTGGCTATTCCGGCATACTCTACGCTATGCCCTGTGCGTTCCAAACTGTCTATTATCACTTTTAGCCCGGCAAACTGGCGCGTATCTAAGCACTCTTTTTTATATGCCGTCTTTGCATATTGTTCTTGTACATATGCACATATCTTCATGCTATACCTCAAACATAAATCCGCACTTAGGGCATTTAACGGGCTCTTTTTCACCATTGTCGCCGTCCCCGCAATCAAGCAATGAATCCACGTCCACCGCCTCTATCTCGTCGAAGCCGAACTCCGTCATGTCAAACCCCGTCAGGCCGTCCATTTCTGCGGGCAACAAGTCCCAATCCCATTCGGCAAGCTCGCCCACCTTGTTGTCGGCAAGGCGGTACGCCTTGACCTGTTCCGGCGTTAGGTCGCTTGCCACTACGCACGGCACTTCGTCTAACCCATTTTTCTTGGCTGCCTTTAGCCGTGTATCTCCCGCGATTACTTCGTCGTTAACGTCAATCACTATGGGCTGCTTGAATCCAAAAGCCTTAATGCTTGCCGCTACCGCGTCAACCGCCTTGTCGTTCTTGCGCGGGTTGTTCTTGTACGGTTTCAGCTCCGCTACCTTTCTCATCACAATCTGGCTATCCATTTACCCCATATACTCCCTTCAACTTTTTATGTCCCTTTACGCTGTTGCAATGTATACACGCAGGCTGATGGTTGGCTTCGTCCCAGAATTTCGGGTCGCTTGCGCCATTCGGCGGGTCGATGTGGTCAACGCATTGTGCTACAATCGCGCAGCCATCATCCAGCCGCAGGGCGCAAAGCTGGTTCTCCGGTCGGGATAAAAACCACTTCGAATATCTGTCCCAGCGTGCATCGTACCCGCGTTCCCGCGACGTGCCGCGCCTGCCGTCGCGCCTGCGCAGCTGTTCAAGCTTTTTCTCGTGCTCCGCTGCTTCGCCCGCCTCGCGGTGGTCGGCGCAATATTTGTCGGTCGTGATATTGTTGCACCCCGGCCACCGGCAAAAGTGCATAGCCCTCTGTGCCATCACGATCTCCTTGCAGGATACGGGCAGCGCTTCGCTATAAAAGAAGCGCGGCATTGTCGCCACGCCTTATGGGTGTAAAAGCCCTTGGTATACTCTTTAGCCATCAATCTCCCTGCGCCATCACAATGGCCGCTGTCGCTATATCGTCGTCAATGTCTATGACGTTCGCCGTGTCCCCGCGGCTGCAATTCCACGCGGCTATAATTTGCGGCTCGCCGCCATCCGATTCGTTTAATACGACTATTGTTATTTGTTCAATGTCACCGTATTTGTCCACGCCATAATGCGCTATAAGGATATCAGCAATCTTTGTCTTAACGCTTTGCTTAAATTTTGCATCCGGGCTTGCGAGCGTGTACACCACAAGATTGTCCGTATCATCTATGTACCCCGCCACGCCAAAGGAGCTGATAATGTCGTCATATACGTCCGTCCCCTTGCCCGTGTGCGCAATCGCGTTAATTATAAGTGCTGCCACCAGCACGCATAAGACGATAAACCACGCTTGCTTGTATATCGGCTTTTTTGCCTTCGGTGGCTTCCCCTCACGCTCGCGCAGGATTTGCTCCGCGCAGTCCTTGCAGTATCCGCTTTCGCTAAGCCAGTCTGTCTCTTTGCCACAATTTTTGCAGTATGCCATTATTATATCCTCCCATCACGATGTGATAGGTCAATCATAATACACAGCCGCCACGGTGTCAACGACTTTATCCCCTCCTTGCCGGATACGGGCATTCCTTCACCCCGCACCGCCTTTTATTTTTGTCATAGTGCTTGCACTCCTTGCATGTGGCGGGCGTGTGTATCCACGTCACCCAAGCCGCCTTATTATTTCCTTCTCCCTCTCCGATAGCTCCCATATTTTTGCCCCTGCTTTCTCTGCTGCTGCTTTCTCTGCTGCTGCTTTCTCTGCTGCTGCTTTCTCTGCTGCCGCTTTCTCTGCTGCCGCTTTCTCTGACAAGAGGAAGCCGCCGCCGAAAACCTTCTTTCCTGCGTCCCTTTGACTATCCAACGTGCTGATAAAGGCGCAATCCTCGGCGCGTATCCTTAACGACTGCCCGTATTTTGCAATGCGCTGTATTCTCGCCGCCGTCAGAACATGGTCGTGGTACTCGTATTTCGGCAGCGACTTTGTAACCTTCTCGCGGTTTTCATCATCGGCCGCTTTTATTGCTTCATACAGGTCGGAAGCAACTGTAATTTTATATTGCCCCATGTTTGTAATAAAGCTTGTATCTACGCTTGCGCCATTATCGTACATCACCGATAGCCCGCATATGACATAATTTATGCCGTCCAAGCCGGTGCCTACAAAAATCGTTTTGGCGGGCCCGAAAAGAAAAAAGCGTATGCCGCGTTGATTGTACCAACGGCAAATCTCGGCCAAAATCGAAAAAGGCGGGTTGTCTATCACCGCACAATTCCCGCTGTAATCCTCTTTCTTGTAATCCCAGCCGGGGTAAAACGGGCGTATAATCCGCGCTCCCTCCAAGCCGTATTCCTTAACCGCCCAATCAAGAACGGCGGCATATACGTTATCGGGCGTGTAGCAATCATCCGTTGTTTTCTTCGGCTTGAATTTTTCAACGAATGCGGCATATTCGCCCGTCATTTCCATCTGGTCGCCAAGCGCCATTTTCTCCTTAAAGCTGCCCATTCCTTCCCCCTATGCAAAAGGGCTCCCCTGCGGAAGCCCTCTTTTTGATGGTAGTATTATATCACGTAAATCGTGTTGTATCGTGTTGACTTTTATGGGGCAATGCGATTTATGAGCCGCTCCACGCCATGCCGTTCTAAAGCCTTTGCCCAATCCTGCGACACGTGCATCCGCTGTGCCACCTTTTCCCAGTACCCGCTTTTCGCTACACCATATTCCACATACCTAAGCTTTATCACTTCGCACTCCAGCGGCGGCAGACACATCACCTCGAACTCTATCATGTTCGCGTGATAATTCAGCTCTTGCAGCTCGGCCTCAAGGCGCTGCTTTTTGCGCTCAAGCCTCTTTATTTCGCGCGTGGCCTTTAGCGCCGCATTGTATGTGGTATCAGATACCCCGCTCCCGTGCGGCATACCCGTTAGCCTTTGCGGGTGGAGGTCATACTGGCTTTCTATTTCTTCGTCCACCGTCACAAGCTGCCGCTCTTTATCCGTGCGCGTGCGCTCCGCATTGCCCCAGTACATAAG